GTTGCAAGTTATCCGAAGGGTGACCGTATGTAAGCCCACGCTCAGAGATCGTGTCTGTGGCTGTGAGGAGGATTTCACTGGCTTTCATTCCTGCCCCTTGATGCTACGACCACGATGGTATCCATCTCGTACGCCCTTGTCGTAGCTTCTGCGCTGTACATCAAAGATCGCGACTGAAAAGCCTACAATCATTAGAATGATGCAGATCAGCAGTAGCTTGTCTGTGTTATTCATGCGCAAATCGCCATTCTGTGTGAGTCGTAGTTTGTGAGAATAATGAAAGAGTCCATAGCTTCATCGTAGGATGTCTCGTAAGCGTGGTTATTATCCTCTAAAAAGGTACGAGCTAGGATCATTGCAACAGTTGATTCCACCCAATAGCAGACCGCCCACTCCATAGAAACATCATCTAGAAAGCGATGATTTTGTAAGTGCCAGTCATTACCTTTCCATGCCATAACTGTCTCGGTTAGCATGTCAAAATCTTTAGCTGTGATTTTCACTTTTAGCCCTATCTGTATCCGATGCCCTCGATCGGCTTACTGGATAAGTGTTACACAGCTCCCAGACATAAACTAGGATATTTTGGTAACGATTTGATAACAAAAAAGCCAGGGTCTAGCGTGGTCTGCCGTATGACTTCCCAGCCACAATGAATGTTCCATCCTTTTCAATGTGGATAATGTCCACTTGAACCTTGGACTTATTGACATACATAATGGCGAACGCTTGCTGCCAGTTGCTTGTACCCTTCGTGTAGAAGGCTTGCTTAAAGTCCATGAGATTTCCTACCTCGACACCATGCAGAACACGCCCTATACGCCCCCCAGAAGCTTCTGAGAAGGCAGAACGTCCTGCTCTGTGAGTATGTCCTGAGATAACATTCTTGCCATGCCTACGAGCCGCTTCTAGGGCTGATAAGCCCCCCTGTGGCTTTATGGGTGTGTGATCTCCATGCACTGCAATCCAGTTAGGTGCAATAGGCATTGGGTTCTTATGAAAGGTAATGCCTAGCTCGTCGAACTTCATGAACTTCTCGAAGCGAAGCTCTGGCAATGCACCGAACGCTGGCACTTTAGCCATAATGATGTTGTACAGGCGGTCTGTGTGATTACTGCGTATGCAGTCTGTTACACCTAATTCCCAGAGTAGATCCACAGCTTCATTGCGGTCATCGTCTAGGGTCTGGGCATAGCTGCCCATTCGACCCTCTTCCCACTTGGAAATCTGTGGAAGATCGATCTCATCGCCAATGGTAACGACTTGGTCTGGCTTGAACTTCTTAATAAAGCTTGCAAGGTTACGAGTTGCAACCCTGTCATGGTAAGGAACTTGGAGATCCGATACTACGACAATTCGCTTAATAGTCATCCTCATCATCCTCGTAATCCCCGAACTTCTCAGGGTCAACTGGGTCTGGCAAGATCCAGCGGGGATAAGAGGGAACGTCTGTAATCATAAACAAGGCTAAGCCTTCGCTGAAGCCAGCCTTGCGCAATGCCTTGTAGTACTCATTAAGAGCAATACAGTGCGCCTCTAGCTTTGAGTACCCTTGATCCTCTAACGCCTTAGATGCTTTTCTTGCCATAGCACAATGCTACCTGTCAAGCAAGATGTTGTAGATCTCATCCACTCGCGTGTTGAGTCTTTTGATCTCTGACAAAAGGTGAGTGATCACATAGCCAGACAACCCACCCAATGCAGCAATGGTGGCGATGTAAAGGGTGAAGAAGTCTGCCTGTGTCACTTCTTATCTACCTCGTCAATTGCTGCCTCTAGTGCATCAACAATGATGTCTGCTGCTGACTTACGAGCGCGGTATGACTTGATAGCTGTGCGGATTGCTGGAAGGATTGCAACACCTGCAACGCCAGCGATGATGAGAAGTAGGTTATCCATTAGATGCTCCTAACATAGGTACTTGAAAAAAAGCACCATCATTGTCAGCCTCTTTCTTAAAGCTAACATGAATGTGCTTAGTGTGTTTGTTAGCCCCTGTGTACTTGCGCCACTTCCAGTTAAGGATGCTGGAGCAGATTCGTCCATCAAAAATGATGTAACTAATACGCTTGTCTGCTTTTGACTTGGATAAGGTGCGTAACTGATCAGCAAGATCTCCCATGACATCTGGCTTTCCGCCTTTGTGGAGATCTTTGTCAACATCAATGGCACGAACCCAGCCCTGCTCATCTGGATTATGATCAGACTTGCGAGCAGCGTGTCGGGTATCACCGATCCAACCATCCGATGTGCGGTCACGATCTGGGAACGAGTCATCGATCTGCTCCCTTAACTGTGATGCAGCTTTACTAAGTTTAGGCTTCATCCGACAGGTTTGGTGTGGATTGTTCCGCTTGCATAGCGTCATAGGTTGATTTAAGCATTGAAGTAAACTCACCATTGCCTCGGTCAATAATGGCGTGTTCTGTGACATCGCCTGTCAATGGGTCTGTAACTTCAATAAATGTAACTTTATCCATTTTTATAACTCCGCACTAAATCCGAGGTATGCATTACTTGTTGAAGCATTTATTGCTAAAGGTCTGAACGCAGTTAATCCAGTCGCCGATGCTGTAATAAAAATAACGTTTGGTTGTGAATTGCCATTTACAGCAATGCTGCTGAGTGCATAACCCGCTACTTGATCGATTGCTTGTAAGTTGGCAAAATCAACGGATGTCGGCGCAATTCTCATAGTAACTGGTGGAGCAATGTTATAGACGGGAGATGTCGTACTTCCTGAAACTCCACAAAACGGCAAAATAACATTGTTTGCACTTGCTCCACTATTGCGCCAGTAATACCGCTGGCACATAGCCAATTCGCCTTGAATACTTCCGCCGCTTGCAGTTTGGAAAGGCGTTGCAGTCGATCCGTATTCCAATTGCACTCCAGTTACTTCAAAGTAATCATTAGCCCCAGCTGTGCCAGTTGGATCATACTGGAAGCGGATACCCATCTCAGTAACAGTTGTGCCTAGAGTTACTGTTGCACTAAATCTTTGCCATGTAGTTGTTAATGTTGTCGATACTGCTAAAGGAATAGCACCGCCTGTGTAGCCTGAAATAACATTTTGATCTGTACCTGTACCAGTATAAAGATAAGCACCTAGCGCGTTACCTGTCTGAGAATAATTGGCACCTCTGCGAGCATAAAAGGATAGCGTTACAGGCTTTCCTGTGAATCGGCGAGTGTTAATGCTTTCTAGACTTTGAGCAAAGTTAATTGTTCCTGTGCCAGTTTGACCTGAGTTGCGTTGCACTCTAGCGCAATACTGGATGTCTGGAAGGTTAGTCGTGTCACCTGTTGGCTGCTGTGAAAAGGTAGTGTTCTGGCTGCTGTTTCCGTATGTCTGCCAGCGATCTGCTGTGTAGAAAGCAGCTGCACTTGTTACTGCAACGCTAGTTCCACGCTGCCAGACTTGAAATGAGCCATTGATTGCAGCGTTCTTGCCCGCTTGACCATAGCCGCTAGACCAAAGGGAAGCATCAATGGCATTGCCCAGCGTACGCATAGCCAATGCGCCATCTTTTACAAGACTGCTGTTATCGGGTTCAGACCACTGATAGTTCGTTGAGCTCGCCATAATGTTTCCTATTCTACCTTATCGAGTGTAAATGTATACGACTGCGCCTGTGCCTTGCGAACCTGTGCCGCCACTGCCTGAACCAAGTGAATTAGACCAAGCACCGCCACCGCCGCCACCGCCGCCGTTGCCTGTGCCACCTGCGGCATAACCACCTTGACCCCAAGTATCTTCATAAACATTGCCGCCATTACCAGCTTGACCGCCGCCTGTGCCAGCAGTACCGCCACCACCGCCTTCTTCAAAGCCGAAACCGCTAGTGCGTACAGCACCACCGCCACCACCGCCGCCACCTGATCCAGATGCGAAGTTAGTTGGAAGTCCAACATTTTCTGGAAGGGTTAAAGTTGTGCCAGTACCGAAACCATTTTGTCCAGAGTTTCCATTGCCTGTGCTGCTACGAGCTGCACCTGCCGCACCCGATGGAGTACCAGAAGCAGAAGTGTAATAGACAACTCCAGCATCTCTAGAATAAAGCCCACCGCTTGATGCTGATCCACCTGCTGTTGTGCCGTCTGCTCCAGAGCTAACAGCCATAAGAGAGCCGAAACTAACTCGCTTAGTACCAGAGAAATCTAGACCGACTGTGTAAGTCTGACCAGCGATTACATCATAATTCCAGAAAGCACCTGCTCCCGCTCCACCACCACCTGCGCCACCTGCTCCTCCGTTGCCTACTGATCCACTTGCTCCGTTAGCACCATTGCCGCCGTAGCCCTTCATAAGCACTGCAATTTGTGAAACTCCAGAAGGCACTGTGAAAGTAGTGTTTCCAGCATTTGTAATAGTTTGAGCAAGTGTGTAGTTATCAAAGACAGTTGGAAGGCTGAAAGCAGCTGGTGAAACATAAAGGCTAATATCCACATAAGTTGGAGTAGCCTTCATTGTGATGTTTTCGATAAAGCCATCGAACTGCCCACCGAGCATGTTAGAAGGCAGATTAGTAATAGAGACAGGTTGACCAAAAAATGCAGAGATAAGACTGTTGCGCATTGCATCGGTCATGTCTGGATTGTCAAGTCTAAAAGAGATTGTCTCTAACTGACCCTGTGGAGTCTTACGCAATGTAAGCTCTCTGCCAGCGATTGCAGTGATGTTAGCAAGGGTCTTGATGTTGGAGTCCTGTGAACGCTCAAAGAGTCCGTAAGAGGCTATAGAGTCCGAATCAGAGGTACTGTAGGTCGATGCGTATCCTGTGCCGTACTTATAGATAAGGCTGTTGCGGATGCGTGAGATCTGTGTAGTGC